CAGCCATTCTGGCTGTCCCTTACAGCGGGCTTTAACAAGCCCAAAGGACCTATTTCTAGGTTCCCCCAAAATCCTGGAGGCTTACATGAAGAAAGATAAAATAATCGACTCTCCCATTAACATCGTTAAGCGAAGATATGGCGTCTCTCACCGTGACTTAATGCGCGACATGCAGCTTGAACAAGCTCGCATAGTCTTGCTAGGCCTTTCGGCCTTGTCTACGATGGGTTGCACCGGATATTCTAGGCTCGATGCGAAGGGTGTCGATGTCTCTCTTTGTGCAAGCACCTCTAACGAGGATCAGTGCGATAAGGACCAACCGCTCAATGCGGAGTCCGAAGACACTGAACCCCAGGGATGACGACAGGTACCGTCGGTTCACCGTTGTTAGACGGGTTTACCTCTCAGCTTAATTTCTCGCCCGGTTTTTACCGGACTTGGAGTGGCGCTGATGGGCGAACTGAACCGTATGCTGGTGGTGTAAGGACGAAATGGAACAATTACCAATCGTCTATACGCTCACGGGTGATGTATCAGAGGGGATTCCGGTTCTTGGCCACGTTTAATCCGGGGCCATTGAGTCCGGGCGATCCTCTCCAATCATTCGAGTATATTCCCTCTTGGGCACAATACTCTGACGGCACTACTTTTACTTCAAATGAACAAAATAAGCTTTTGTCCAAATTACTGTCAAAAGTAAAAGGGCATGAGTTTAACCTAGCTGTTAATCTAGGTCAAATGAAGGAAACGGTAGGAACGCTGTCTACCAACTTGTCAAAGTTAGGGAGGTCTATCCTAGCCCTTAAGCATGGCGATTTCGCTACTGCTGCAAGACAGTTAGGCACCTCCGCCCGTAAACGTTCGGCCTTAAAACCGACGGACGTCTCGGGTCGTTGGCTGGAACTTCAATATGGATGGTTACCGCTTATTTCGGATTCATGGGAGGCTATGAAAGCCTTTCATGCTATTTCCGAAGGTCCGCGGTCCGCTATTGTGCGGGCATCCATAAGCAAACCATATAGTTTCCAACATTCTGGTTCTCCTACACATTTCACGGCTATTAGCCATGGGAGAGTGAAGAGACTAGTGCAGTACGAAATGTACGAAGAAATGTCGGTATCAAGACAGCTAGGTGTTCAAAACCCGGCGTCGCTAATATGGGAGCTAGTTCCCTACTCGTTCGTGGTCGATTGGTTTATCCCTTTTGGGACTTACCTCGATAACTTGAATCAAATCCCTTCTTTAAAGGGGAGATGGTTAATCACGGATGTTCGGAAGAAAGAAAGTGCAGCGGACATTAGGTGGTTAGGCGTTCTGCCTAATTACTACAGTGGGATGTATTGTAGACAACTTACCGGTAATCTATCGATTGCCGAGACGTATACTACGATGCAACGTACCTATTCTGGTACTCCTCCTGTTGTTCCTTTTCCGAATTTCAATTTTGGCGGAATTAATTCTTCTCGCCGATTTTGGAATGCGGTAGCACTCGCTAGCCAGCGATTTTTAAGTTGAAGTTGATTTGGTGGGAAATTCCTCCTATCAAAATTTGTAACTTTGGAGACATCTAATGGGTGCAATGACAAATATGCTTGTGAAGGATGACGCTACCTCCCCTGTGGAGTATACGTTCATGCCTGTCACCGATACCCCAAATCCTTTCTACCGTACGGCCATCGCAGGAGTCCCTTTTGAGGGACAAATGACGGCGACTATTACGGAGGAAGTGGTTAAGGACGGTTCGTACAAGCGTACCTTAAACGTGAAGGTCCCCGTTATGGAGACTCTTGGCGCTTCTGGAACTTCATCGGGCTACGTGGCCCCTCCGAAAGTAGCTTACGTTAATACGATCATCGTCACGATGTTCGCTAACGCTCGTTCTACGATCGCGGACCGCGCTAACCTCCTGAAGATCGGTATGGGGCTTGTTCAAGGTGCAAGTAGCACAACTGCTACGGGCGTCTTGAGTAATACGGCGGCTGGGGATGCATGGAAGAACTCCGTGCTCCACATCCCGCTGCTCTATACCAATGGTATACTGCCAAACTAATAAGGCAGAAACCTATCATGTCACCCGGTATAATACCGGACTAAGGAACTCACAATGAGCAACTGGACTGATATCCGAAGCCCTGAAGAATCACTAAGATTCTTACAGGAAGTCTCCAGTCTACTTTCTGAACTAGGTGGTCCCCTAACGAGGGATCTTTCCCAGCTAGTCGCTTCTGGTCGCTATATCGACTTAATTAATTTTAAGTTCGATTACGATCGATGTGATGATCTACGCGATTTGGTTTGTGCCAGGCAAGTTCATGCCCTGTTTGCTAAACAGGAATGGATGGACCTTGGTATAAACCCTCGCAAAGTTGCTGAGGA